AGACGGCAACGACATTTTAGCATTAAGAGTTGCCAACATCAACAACAACAATGCAATATATTTTGAGCCAGGCGGAACTGGTACTTTAAGATTAGGAGCCAGTATTGCTCCAGCAAACTACATCAGCAGAATGAGTGATGACAATGATATTCCAAATAAAAAATATGTGGATGATGAAATCAATGCTGTTGTAATTGGTGCGGCTTTTCCAAGAATAGTTCAAGGTGATACAGAAGTAAAAATCACAGACAACAGTACATCTGGTCAAACATCAAAAATAGAAGTTACTATTGATGGAACATTATTAGGATTATGGGAGCCAAATAGATTTGAATTGTATCAACAAACAACAGATATTGGTAGTATTAGAATTGAAGGTGATACCATCAGCAGTCTTAATTCAAACCAAGATTTAGAATTGGTAGCACCAGGAACAGGGTCTGTAAGGGCAAATGATTCCTTCGTGATCGGCAATAGACCAAGTGTGCAAGATTCTGCTATAGACCCGTTATATGACGCCAACGGCGTTAAATTGTATGCAAAAACACCATCTGGAGGAGATACAGGATTATATTTTGTAAATACAAATGACATAAGAGGAGAAGTGATCAGCAAGAATAGAGCACTACTTTTTGGATTAATTTTTTAAAGGAGAAACAATGGCAATAACAAACGCAAACGTAAATGGAACACAAGATGTTCTTACAGTACCTGCAGGTAAAAGTTATGCTGTTACATCTATATTGATCACAAATGTTGGTCCAGAAGATGCTACAGGTGGAGAAGATAGTAATTTCACTTTGTATGCAGTGACTGGAGCCTACATTGCAAACCAATCTATGATAGTTAACAATGCATTATTACCGGGAGCAGAAACATTCACACTAGATTCAGAAAAAATAGTGTTGGGTGCTGGAGACGTTATCAAAGTTGCTCAGTCAGGTAATAACAATCTTTCAGTTGTAGTAAGTTACTTGGAGGTGTAATGAGATATTTAAAACGTCAATCAACTAATAAAAGATTATTAAACGGTAAAGGTTTAATATACACTCAGTACGAAACAATTGAAGCACAATCAACAGGTGCATTTTTAGTTCCAAAAGGAACTCAAGTACAACGTCCCACTTCACCCATTGAAGGACAATTGAGATTCAACACAACATTAAGACAACTTGAAGTGTATGAGTCATTAGGCGGTGGCGCTCCAGTATGGAAACAATTTAGATTATCAGAACCACAAAACATTGTAGTACAAAATTTAAGTAATGGTGATGACACAGAAGTAAACTTTGGAATTCTAAATGATGGATTTGGATCAGGATTGGGTTATCCAACTGCGTCAGAAAATGTTTTAGTAATGGTGGAAAACGTTTTACAAATTCCAAACACTAACTACACATTAACACAAAATCCATGTGATGTAAACAGTAATATAGTAAGTGCTGTGGCAAATTACAATTCAACAGGCGTTGGTGCTTATGTTAGTTCAAATGCCGCATTGATTGATTGGCAATCCAAAGGATATCATGTTGGACAAACAGTTGTTGTAACAGGATCTGCCACTAATAACGGAACAAAAACAGTAACAGCAGTAACACCTACTCATTTAAGTGTAAACACTTTGTTGAATACTGAAGCAAACCTTGGTGGTGGAAACACATTTAACATGGACGGAAAAAGTTCTGTAACAGGATTATCTTACCCATCAGGACAATATATTACATTTGGAACAGCAGTTCCAACAGGTAAACCAGTCACTGTTTTACACAACTTTGACAAATAATTCCTTTACCAAATTTCAATAAATACTAAAAAAGGAGTGCTATGGCAGTAACCAATGTAGGTAGAATATCAGGACCATTATTAAAAGAAAATCTTACAAGAACGTCGGATTTGGCTTTTGAAACGGATCTTTTATTCATCGGACACACCAACGGTAGAATAGGTGTCAAGAACTCCGCTCCCACAAGAGATTTTCAAGTAACAGGCAATGCTATCTACAGAGGCGATTTAATTGCCACAAACTCCGCATCAATTGGAAACATTGATATAGACGGTCCAACAAACACATTTTCAACATTGACTGGACCTATCAACATGAATGCCACTACTAAATTTCAAATGACTGAATTACGCACAGGTAATTTAGCATTTACTAACAGTGGAATAAGAGCATACAATGGTGAGGATATCATATTTCAACCAGGACCTGGTACAGGTAAAATGATTATTCCATCAGACCTAAACACAACAGGAAATATTCATGCTACAGGAGATATTTCTTTTGATGGAAATATTTTTATAGGTGGTGATGGTCCAGAAGATACTTTAAGTTTTAAAGGTGACATTGAATCAGATTTAATTCCTGACGTAACTGGAACTTATGATATAGGTTCTAATGGTCAGCGTTGGGGAGATATGCACGTACAAACCATGACAGGTTTGAATGATATCACAATCGATAACACAATTTCTTTATCAGGTGTTGCTGTTAACTTAGGTATTGAAAATAAATGGTATGTGAGTACCAACGGTACTGATTTATTAGCAGGTAATCACCCTAACTTTGCGTTTGGAACAATACGTCATGCATTGGCATACATTGAAGAAAGCACAGCAGGTCCACATGAACTACACATTTTACCTGGCACATACACAGAACAATTTCCATTAGAAGTACCAGCAAACGTAACTGTAAAAGGTACCGGCATAAGATCAGTTACAATTAAACCAGATGTGCCTAATAGATATCAAGATGCATTTTTAATGAACGATGCGTCTTCCGTTTCTGATTTAAGTATTGTAGATTTTCATTATGATGCAAACACTGATCGTGGTTACGGTTTTAGATTTTCTGACAACGCCGGTATTGTTACAAAATCACCATACATACAAAATGTTTCAGTGGTCACACAAGGAGACACACGAACAGCAACTGACCCAAGAGGATTTGATTCAGGAGATGCAGGTAGAGGTGCATTGGTAGATAGCAATGTTTTAGATACAGCATCACCAAGAACATCAATGTTATTCAATATGGTTACATTTATTACTCCGGGTGCAGATGCAGTAACAGTTAAAAACGGATCAAAAATAGAATTTATCAATTGCTTTACTTACTTTGCAAATAGAGGTTTGTATCTACAACACACATTAAATCAATACACGCCAACAGCAGGAAGTTATAATCCTGCAACTGGTGTAATGACTTTAACTATTGGCAACCACTCAATAAGAGTTAACGAAACAATTACTATTGCAGACAACAGTTTAACTTTCACGTGTGCTATGGATGGTCATGCAACAGATCACACTTACCCAAGACCATCAGATCCTTATTCAGTTAAAAAGATTACAATCACAGAAACAACTGCTACATCTATTACTTGTAACGTTGGTATATCAAGCAACGTAACAGCACACCTATTTAAAAGTGCAACTGCAAATGCTGTAACAGAAGGCACAATGAACGAAGCAAGAGTAATTGCAAGTGCAACAATATATGGTAATCAAGGTGTTGTAGCAGATGGAAACGGAAGTTTGGCATATCTAATCAGTCATAATTTTGCTTATGTTGGTTCAGGAAAAAATGTAGAAAATGATGTGGACACTATTGATCAAACTAATGAAGTTGTGACAACAAATAATGCAAGAGTTCATTTTGTAAGTCAAGACCAAGGCGGAGATTTTAGAGTTGGCGATAATTTTATTGTAGATTTAGGAAAAGGTACAACGTCGATAGCAGTGAATGATGGTGAATTAGGTGCGTCAACATTAACAGTTGGTGTACAAGGTAAAGAAACTCTTGTTGATGCTACAAAAATAGATGTACCAAATTTTAGAATTTCAAACAACACAATCCAAACATTAAACAACAGTCTTTCAATAGGTGCTGTTGGATCATCCAATGCTGTAAATTTAACTGCAAATGTTTTGATGCCTAAAGTTGATATCACAGGTAATGCCACAATAGGTGGATCAGGATTAAATTTTGGAAATGATGCTGGAGACACTGTAAATTTTGCAATGGATTTTGAACAAGATTTATTACCAAGTCAAGATACTCAAAGCAATATAGGTAGTGCAACAAAAAATTGGAAAGAAACAAATTCATCAAGAATAACTTTAGATAATATTGATATTCACAATAACACTATTCAAACCACAGACACAAATTCACAATTAGAATTAAGAGCAACCGGTACAGGTAAAGTTAATTTAGGCACTGTTGGATTCAAAACAAATATATCATCTGCATCAGGAGATGTTGCATTTAGTGGAGGAACAACTAACACAATAATCAACTCCACAAGTCATCTATCTCTACCATCAGGAACCACAGCACAAAATCCTAATCAAGGAAATGCTGTAAGGTTTGATTCAAGTATAAATGAATTTGAATTATTTTCAACAGGTAAAATAGCACTGAATGGAATAAAAGATGGTGACCGAGACACTAATATTGATTTAAGCAGTAACAAATTTACTTTTTACACAGCCAATGGATATGCTGGTGAAATAGACGGTGCAGGTAACTTAATTGTACCTAAGTTTGCTAGTCAAGATCAGATTTCAATTAATGGCAACACAATAGGTGTGGGTAGTGCCTCAAATCCACAAGCAGGTTTCACAGCAAACGGAACGGGGAAAGTGGTGCTAGACACTGCTAATCTTGAAGTTTCTGGGGCAACTATTGAGAACAAAGTCGTCAACCAAGATATCACATTCACAGGAACAGGTTTAAAACAAAACAGAACAGTACAATTTGAGTCAACCAACGGATATATAGGACCATTTGGAACAACTGTACAACGTGATGCTATCACTCCTAGACTAGGAGCAGTATGGTGGAACTCAGACAGTGGTCTTTTAGAAGTATATGCTGGAGCAGTGGATGGTTGGGTTTCTTCTATTGGTGTGCAATCTGTCACAGTTACAGACGAAATTGCGGAAGATCTCAATGTGGTTTACAACCTCATATTAAACTAGTATAAATTAACCTTGTACAATATAATACCAAAAGACCGATAAATAATACTAATGCAGAATCCGACCAGATTCAGCAGGACAAACCGTGGTACAACCGACGAAGAACTTATGAATAATGTAAGGTGAAAATCAGGTTGGTGGGACAAGATCCCCGTGCTATAAAGGAGCAAAAACAATGGCTGTAGGTCGAATATCAGGTCAGCTCTTGAAGTCCAATCTTCTGCGTAATGGAGCAGATTTGGCTTTTGAGACGAACTTGTTATACATTGATGTTAATAACAACAGGATTGGTGTTAAGACCAGCACTCCTCAATACCCGCTAGATATAAACGGAACAGCACGTACAACAAATGCAGAAGTTACTGGACAAGTAGATGTAGGAAATATCACAGTAACTGGCAACACGATTTCAACAACATCATCTCAACTTAACTTTTCAGCAATAGACGGTATTGTATACAATAACGAAATTCATGTAGATGATCTTATAATCACTAACAATAAAATTGAAGCAACTGATACCAATCAAAACTTTGAGATTGTAACTAGCGGTACAGGTAAAGTAGATATTATAGGTAACACAGAAGTACAAGGAAATATCCACGCAACAGGAAATATTAGAGCAGACGGTAACATCACTATTGGTGATAATGATACAGATTCTATAACAATTAATGCTGATATTACATCAAACATCATACCTGATGCTTCAGACACATACAGTTTAGGAACTGCGGCAAAACGTTGGAATCAAGCATATGCCAACAATTTAACAGTGGACAACCTAGCACTATCAGGAAACATCACTGTACAAGGACTAAACTTAACAGCACGTCCAGGTAAAGTAATATACGTGGCAACCAACGGTGATGACTCTAAATCAGGAACTCACCAAAATGATCCATATGCTTCAATTGAACAAGCATTATCAGTGGCTATTGCTGGAGACCATGTTTACATTTATCCAGGCACATACACAGAAGATTTTCCATTAACTATTCCAACAGGAGTTAGTATAAGAGGTGATGGAATTAGAGCAGTAAAAATTCAACCAAGCAATGCAACAAACAGCAATGATGCTTTTATATTAAATGGTGAAACAACTGTTGAAGATTTAACTATTACAGGTTTTTACTATAACAATTCTGCAAACACAGGACACGCATTTAGATTTAATCCAACAGGTGCAGATGATTCAACAGGATTTCAAGTTACATCTAGGTCACCTTATGTAAGAAACGTAACTGTCATTACACAAGGAACAGTGACAACAGCACAAGATCCTAGAGGATTTGGATCTGCTGATGCTGGAAAAGGTGCATTGTTAGATGGTTCAGTGGCAACTCCTGCATCTAATGAAGCAAGTTGTTTGTTTCAAAATGCAACATTTATTACTCCAGGTGTTGATGCAGTCACACTTACAAATGGTGTAAGAATAGAATGGTTAAACTCATTTACATATTTTGCGGCAAGAAGTATCTATGCTGTTGACGGCACAACTGGTTTTGCTGAAGATGGTAAAACACAATTAAAAGTTTCAGGTTTTTCAGGTACGGCAATCCAAGCAGGACACGTTGTATCATACTACGACACAGACAATGTAACTCTATTGGCATCAGGCACAGTTGAATCTGTAGATGGAGATAAAATTATAATTGATGGGAAATCAACAGGATTTGCAATGCCACCAGAAACAACAGGCAAACAAATTACTGCCAACGGTGATGCAAAATTAGATACGTCTGTTAAAAAGTTTGGTCAATCCAGTTTGCTTTTAGATGGCACAGGAGACAGTGCATCAATAGGAACATCAGCAGACTTTGGATTTGGCACAGGAGATTTTACAATAGAATTTTGGGCATATCCATCACAACTTCAATCCACAACATTATTTGATTTTAGAAACAATGCATCAATAGAATATTCATTGATGTTGTACATGACTAACAACGGTCCAAAACTTTATGTTAATGGAGCAAACGTAATCATAGGAAGTCAAGGTTTTAATCTTAATGTTTGGACACACTTCTCGTTGGTAAGAAGCAGTAACACTGTAACAATGTATGTTGCAGGACAAAATGTTGGATCGGCAACAGTTGCAAATGATTTAGGTGCGGCAAAACCGTGTGTGATGGGTAACAACTATGATGCCAATAATGGTTTTATTGGAAACATGGACGACTTTATAATTTATAAAGGTTCAGCAATACGTTCAGGAAACTTTACTCCACCAACAACAGAAGCAATTGGAAATCCAGACACAGTATTAGTAGGCAGATTTAATGGACCAAATTTATCAACTTCATTTTTAGATACTAACATACCAATTCAAGACATTAGAACATCAGCAGGAGCAACAGCAACAAACTTTACTCTAGTTGATTACACAGACTTTGGAGCAGAAGTCAGATCAATTGCATCTGCATCTATCTACGGAACATTTGGTGCTGTGGGTGATGGTGTTGGTGTAAAAATGTATTTGATTTCACACAACTTTGCTTACATTGGAAACGATTACGAAGTCGATAACGATGCAACAACAGTGGTTCAAGCCAACGAAGTTGTTACAAATAATAATGCAAAAATTTATTATTCATCAGTTGACCATAAAGGTGATTTTAGAGTTGGTGATCAATTTTATGTTAATCAAGAAACAGGACAAGTTGCGTTTACATCAGCATCACTTAATATAGATGTTGATCAAGCATTAACATTTACATCAGGACCTAACGTTACAGTTATATCAGGAGATAAAATTGAAACAGGAAATGTTCAAATATCTGGAAATAATATTACAACAACATCAGGAGATTTAAACATTGATTCATTTAATAATCAAATCAATTTTGTTGACGATGTAAACATTACTGGAAATTTAGATATCACAGGAGATATTACAATAGGTGGAAATGTTACAATAGGTGACGAAACAACAGATTCAATTAATATTACAGCAGGTATTAGTTCTGATATTATTCCTGCACTAGATAATACTTATAATGTTGGTTCGTCTACAAAAAGATGGAACACAATATTTGCCAATGAAGCACAAATAGACAGTGTAAACATTAAAGGAAATTTAATTCAAAGTAATAATACAAATGCTGATTTAGATTTAAGATCAAGTGGAACTGGTGGAGTAAGAGTTGAAAACTTCTCAGTATCAGGGGATACGATCACAAACGATTCAGGAGACTTCACAATTAATCCTGCTTCAGGTGTGTTCAGAGTTGACGGTACTGGATCTGTTAGAATTCCAACAGGTACAACTGCTCAGAGACCAGGTTCTGCATCAGCAGGTATGATGAGATACAACACAGATGATTCAGTGTTTGAAGGATATAATGGAACAAACTGGTTGGCATTATCTGGTGTTTATGACTTAGACAAAGACACATATATCACTGCTGAGGCTACACCGGGTGCAGATGATGACACAATTAGATTTTATGCTGGTGGAGTTTTGGTGGCAAATGTTAATCCAACAAGGTTTGATGTCACATCTTTACAGGTAGATGACATTACAATCAGTGGAAATACGGTCACAACCACAGGAACTGACCAAGATTTGATCCTGAATGCTCAAGGAAATGGTAGTATCAGAATTGAAGACTTCAAGTTTGAAGGAAATGCGATAACTAATATTATATCTAGTCCGTTTGTATTAAAAACAACCGGAACGGGATATATTGATGTGTCAGATTCTGGTGGGTTTGTACTTCCGGTTGGAACAACAGCAAACAGACCGATTACGCCTATAATAGGTATGATACGTTACAACACCGCAGATCAACGTGTTGAACTGTATGATGGTAATGCTTGGGGTTCAATCGCAGGTTCATCGGGTGCTGTAAGTATTATTGACGCAACAGAAATAGCAGTGGAATATGCACTAGCATTAGGATAGGAAAAATATGGCAACAAATTTTAGAAACTCTGTAACAAAAAGTGTAGGAACTGTGACTACGGCTGTATACGAAGCCGCACCAGGATCATACACAACAATCATTGGAATGGTTTTAGCAAACTTGACAGAATCAGTTGTAGAAGCCAGTGTAACATTGACAGCAACTCCGGATTCAGTTACAGGATTTATTGTAAAAGATGTTTTAATTGCACCAAACTCTAGTTTACGTGTATTGAACTCAGGAGAAAAATTAATTGTGGCAAGTCAAAACAGTTTAAATGTAAAATCAAACATCAACGACTCATTAGATTGTGTGTTGAGTTATGTGGAGATAACATAAGATGTCAAATACAGTTGGACAGGATACTTCCGTATATCTTCAAAATGGTATCAAAGACAGATACTTTTATGGATTACGAAGAACCGACGAAGGAACTTTATTCATCGGTAAAGTTGACCAACTAGGGTTTAACGATCCTGTGGCAATAAACAATCCAGGAAATATTGATGACAACTTTAAAGAGTTTGATCAAGGTTATGATTTTTATGAAGGTAGAGATTTGAATCATGCCAAACCATTTAAAAATTTAAGATACGAACAATTTAGATGGGATGATGTAAATTTAAATTATTATATTAATTCAGAAGGTGAACTAGTTGTAAGAATAAACAGTAACGTTGGTGATGGAGCAATAACGTATCCACAGACTGACGAATCCGTAACTGTAGAACAAACTGTATTCACTTTGGATAAAACAAATTACTTAATGGATAGTAATGAAATAACATTCGATAGAGGATAAAGTAGGAGGAAAAAACGAATGACACGACAACTTATAAACACTGGTATTATCCCAAATGACGGTCAAGGAGATTCGTTAAGGGACGCTGGTGGAAAAATGAATAACAATTTTCAAGAATTGTATACAGCTCTTGGAAATGGAACAGCCTTAACAATAGTCAACAATAATTTGATTACTGCCACAGGTGCTAACAAAATTACTTTTTTATATTCAACTCTAGCAGAATTACCAGATGCGGCAACGTATCATGGAATGTTTGCTCATGTACACGGTGAGAACGCTTCCTACTACGCTCACGCAGGTGCTTGGGTAAAAATTGCAGATGCGAATAAATCTTTCGGAATGTTTTCAGATGTTGACTTAACAGCAACACCAACCAACGGACAAGCATTAGTTTATGATTCAGGTTCACAAACTTGGAAACCAGGAACTATATCCGGTGGCGGCGGTGGCGGCGGTGGTGCAACTGCATTTCTTGGACTAACAGATACTCCGTCAACTTATTCAGGACTATCAGGTGGTTTTTTACAAGTTAATGGCACTGCTGATGGCTTAACAATTGTTGCGGCATTTTCAATTGACAAACTTTCAGATGTTGACACAACAACTAGTGCTCCATCTTCAGGACAAGTTTTAAAATGGAATGGAACAAAATGGGCGCCAGCAGATGATTCAACATCAGGTGGTGGAGCCGCAGATGCAGGCACACTAGATGGATTAGACAGCACATACTTTTTAAATTATAACAACTTAAACAACAAACCTACAGTTCCATCTTCAATATTAACATTGACAGATACTCCAGCAACTTTTTCAGGTCAAGCAGGAAAAACTGTTAAAGTAAATGCAGGTGCAACAGCATTAGAATTTGTAACAGATTCAGGTGGTGGAGCAAGTACTCTTAATGATTTAACTGATGTAACAATATCAACACCAGCTCAAGGTGATGTATTGTATTACAACGGAACAGGCTGGGTGAAACAGAACGGTCCAACAATGAGATGGGACGTTGGAGCCTCAGGTTCATCCAATTACACTTTTACAGGTCCAGGATTTGCAAGTACAACAAATGATCCTGTGCTATATTTGATGAGAGGACACTCTTACATTTTTGTAAATTCAACAGGTGCTAGTCACCCATTTGAATTTAGAGTATCAAATGGTGGAGCAGAATACACAGCAGGAATAAGTGGTTCCAAAACAGGAACGCAAGTTTTAGAAGTTCCTATGGATGCACCAAGCACACTTTATTATCAATGTACTATCCATTCAGGAATGGGTAACACAATCAACATAGTGAGTTAATAGATAATGGCACAAGTATTTGGCGTAGGCATAGACGAATTACAAAAGACACTCGCAAACAATAGATATTTCTATGGATTGCGTAGAACAGATGCAGGCGAATTATACATGGTGAAATCAGATTTATTAAGACTAGAAGATGGAGTACAATTGAATAGACCAGGAAATATTGATGAAAACTACAACAATTGGAGTAGAGGAGAAGACTTCTTTGAAGGTAGAGATCAACAACATAGAAAAAATTTCCCGAATTTAGTGTACGAACAGTACAAATGGGATGGTAGAAACCTGTTTTATTATGTGAATAAAGAAGGGGAATTAGTATTAAAAGTTAACGAGGCTCACACATATCCAGGATATGTGGAACCTTATAATGGATAAGGAAATAAATACATATAGGAATTAATTCATGGCAGATTTTCGAATAGATAGAATTAGATTTAGATGGAGAGGCGATTGGTCAGCCAACACTCTTTACGTAAAAGATGATGTATTAAGATACGGTGCAAAAGTATTTGTATGTGTTGAAGTACACACATCAGACACAAACTTTTA